GTTGGGCCAGCCGACTGTGATCGCCGTCTGGAACCATTCTTGGCATTTGGTGTCAGGGTGGAACGGCGCGAGGGTTGTCACGGGCTGGGTCGTGGTGCTGGTCGTGCTGGTGGTCGTTGTTGCTGTGAGTTCTTCTGCGCGGTCCTGTAGTTGTTCGGGTGTCAACATCCCGAGCGTGACCGTGGAAGGCACAGACGGAGCCTGAAGGGTCACTGTGGTCTCTTGGACGCCAGTGATCGCCCAGAGTGCGCACAGTCCATAGGTGCCAAATGCTAAAAGTGCTAGTCGTTTAAGGTTCATTTAATAGTCCTCTGATAAGTCCGCAACTGATTTGCGGGTGCTGAAGAATCCCTCCAGCATTGGTTTCTGCATGATCTCTCGGGCCATAAAGGCGCGGTAATTGTTGTTGAACTTGAACTCGCTACTGGGGTCGTTAGTGATTGCGTGTTCGTAGCGCAAGACTTCAATAAGAGCTGCGATGCCGTAATGGGTGTATCCGCGGTGCATCAGCTGGTAGCACATTTTGGTGAGGGTCGGCATGACCCACGGGTTTGCCTCTTTAAAGGCTTCGTATTTGAGCATTTCGGCTTGTACGGCGAGAACGTCAAAAAGGGATGGTTGCATTGCTTCCTCCTGCGGTCGGGGTCCCGCTATTACGGGACGCACTTGGTTGTCAGTCATTAGACCGACTCCCAGACCGAATGTCAAGTCACCGCGCGTCGAGTGTAGGAAAAGCCGCTATGGCATCTAGGACGGCTTGTGGGAGGTTGTCTCCGCAGACGTAGCGAATATGCCATGCTTCAGCGTTAGCACCGTTTTTGACTTCCCATGAAAACCCAAACTTTAAGGCGTTGCTGGTAGAGAATCCGTCGCCTAGTAACCATTCGAGTCGTTTGCCTGAAGCTGAGGCGACGTCTATCGCGAGTCCCCAACCGTGATTGCTCGTACCGGGTGTGCCTGCTGGGGCGAAACCTTGTTTCAGCCACCAAACTTGACCGTTGTATTTGCGGGTCACTTGGGGTTTGCGGAAGTTGGGTTTGGCTTCGTACCGTTGGTTGAACAGTGCCACCTGTTGGGCTAGTGGGCGGTATGCGCCGACGTGCTTAAGTTCTATTCCGTCAAAATACGCGGCGAGCTGTAACGCGTTCCATGCGGTGGCCGCAAGGCTGTGCAGTTTGCCGTTTGGGGCTTTGATGTCGCGTAGTAAGGCTGGTTTGATTTCACCGTTCTTTTGACCTTCAAGGTCTGACGGCATGATGATCGGTAGTACCGGGTAGTTAATCATGATTGGATGCTCACAAAGTTAGTAAGGGTTGCAATGGTGTGTGTCCCTGATGAGGTGATCGCCCAGAGCTCTTCGTTTGGTGGGATGATGACGGTGATGGGTTCGTGTTGGCGTAGTGGTAGTCCGTTTGCGCTGGTGACGTCTGCTCCGCCGATGTAGATGTCGTTGCTTGTTGAGCGAACATTTACGCTTCGTGTTGCGTTGACTGCTTTAGAAACGATCTTGACGCTTGTAGTTGTGACGCTGGTGTTAGTGCTAATCATCTTGTTTGTCCTTGTCTTTGTCTTTGAGTCCGTTACTGGCGAGTAGGCCCGTTAATGCACCAGCGAGTACAAGTAGGACGCTGGATAGCACTTCCCATGCTTTGGAGTCGTTCGGTGACACTTCCAACGGCTGTACGACAAACGCGAGCGAGTACAGGATCATGCCAATACTCATGATGAATGTGAGCGACAGTGCGGCTCCGACCATAAGGACTAGGCGCGCTTTGATCTCAGAGTTGGTGTATTTCTTCACGGTGTGGTTGCTCCTGTTGACGTGTCACATCTGGGGGCTGTGGGTTGGGTTTCGCAGGTGTCTCGAGTGCGGTCGTTACATCCTGTGACGACGAACATGAGGACGACGGCGAGAGTTGCGATCACGGCAAGAGTTTTCACGGCTCGCCCATTCGTGCATTGCATGACTCAGGGTCGTCGTACAACTCCGACAATGCACACGGTTCGTGGCAGACACCGCACATCACATAGTCGGGGTCGCCACACATATGTTCCTGAACATCGTTTTCTGGGCAGGTTTCGTTTGTGCAAGTAACTGTTTTCATCATGCCACCTCGTAAGCAATAGTAAATCTAATGATGTCGCCACTTGCTAAAGCAAAGGTCGGATTACTACCAACTGGCGAACCTGTCTGATACAAAAATTGGACTGTGCTACTTGATTGACCGTTAACTGTTGCATGGTACAAAGCGTTCAGACTTGCGTCGTAAACAAAACCTGCACCATACGAACCGTCAGTACTCAAAACATTTATTGGCAAGCCAACATATATGCCGGTGTTGGTTGTGCCTGCGCTAGTCACATTTAAAGCAACATTGACAATCACTAATTTTTGTATTTGGCAATACCTTGCCGATTGAATCGTTTTGGTAACTGTTACGCCTTGAGTTAGGGTTGGTGTGTAATCAACCCATGCGGCCCCAATGCTTTGAAGCGTCGCCGCAGGAAGCACCGCCCCCGATGTAATCCCCTGCGCTGTCCACTGTGTAGCCATAATGTTTCTCCTTCACCAGCCAAGACGGCTGGTATCCAAAATACCTGATTCTGTACTGTCCAAGATAAATACATCGTAAAAGAACGCTGGCGAGAAGTAGAAGGTGTAGCTGGTTTTGCCCGGCACACCACTAAAACTGAAACCTTCAAATACGACATTTGTTGTTGTGTCGCTTCCTGCTCCGGGGACTCGCCAAGTCAGAACGGACGCGAAGTTATAGCTAAAGCGGATGTTGTCAATGAAGTCTCTGATGGCTGTGTCGTTTGCGGTTGCGTCGTCAAAGTCCACCTCGAATCTAAGTGTTGTCGGGTCGCCTTGTGTGTAGCTGATCCATGACGCGAGGCCCGTTGCTTGGGTGCTGCTGAAGTCTGCTGATTCAAAAGAGAACCCTGCTATGCCGTTTGCTGTTTGACTTGCTGTGTTGTTTGCGAATACTGGTGCTAACGCGTTGCCAGATGCGTCCGAGTAACTGACAGTCACTTGGTTTCTAAAGTTGTCTAATGCGTTTGCGCGTCTTAGTTCTGTGTAAGCGATTGAAGTTGTTGAAGATGTTGTTCGGTGCAAGTTGACAGCGTTGTAGTCCAACATTCGACTACGAGCCAAGAACAAGATTCCGCCTGACTGTGCCAACAGTGCGCCTCGTTCTGTGTTGTTCAAAAGGTTAAGACGGTTCAAGATTGTGCCGTTGTACAGGGTGACTGCTTGAGCTGTAGAGATGCCGTCACCGACTCTGGAGACTTCAGGTGTTTTGAGTCCTGTGAACGCTTCGTTTGATCTTTCGGCCTGATTGGTTGTTGATTGTTGGCTGTAACCAGCGAAGTCTTGGAGTGTGAACTTGCCTGCTCTGGTCAGTTCGTCTTGGCAGGTGATTGTCGCAGTTGACAGTCCAACATTGCCGGGGTAGTCCGTGTATGTGACACCGATGACTGTCCCCCATGCGATGTCAACACCAGTTGAAAACACTATTCGGACTTCAAGGCCTCGAGTAAAGTTGGCGGCTTCGTTCGCTTGGTTCTTAATGGTGATTTGGAATGTGCCACCGCTGTAGTTGTCCAAATAGTTCTGTCGTCCTGCGTCGCCACTAAACGAGATCACCGAGGTGGTGAAGTCTGTGCCAAGAGCTCCGCGTCTGAATACCCATGCTTCTGCGCTCATTGAACACTCACAGGGAGTCTCCCGACATTGCGGTTGTAGGCCTGAAGTGCGCGCACGACTTCGTTCGGGTCTGCGCTGGTGACATTGATTGTGATGTTGCCACCGCCACCGAAGCCCATACTGCCCATCTTTGACAACGGAATCACTGCTTCGGGTTCACGGCCTTCACCAATCATGGCAATCGTTGGGCCTGTCACGATGCCACCTTCAGCTAATCGAGGCAAACTTACTTCTGGTATTGAACCAAAGTTAATCCAAGGGCCAGCTGCAGAATCAATGCCGTCAAGAATAATGTTCAAGCCCTTAATAGCAGCGTTTAAGCCTCGTTCAAGGTTAGAAATAACAGCGTTGATTACTCCCTTGAACGCTCCACCGATACCGTCAAAAATCGCTTTCCCAAGATCTGCCAATTCAGCAAAACCTAACTTGATTGCGCCAAACACATACTGAACGACACCCCACCAAATCAAAAAACCTGCTCTAATTCCGTCAATGGCTTTCCCAAAGATGTCAAACTTGACTTGGAGTGCGACAAGAGCTGCGATGATCGCGAGGATCACGACTGCACCAGTGGCGACCCAGAGAGCCGAGAATGAAGCTGTGAGTGCAGTGTTGAGTGCTGCTGTCAATGCTTGGATCGTGTTGTATACGGCGAGAGCTGCGTTCGTGGCAATAATCGCTGTGGCAATTCCGCCGATCACTAGACCGAGAGTGACGATGAGACCTTTGTTGTTACTTGCCCAAGTTGAGAAGGCTTGAAGTGCTGGGAGCAGTTTCTCTACAAGTGGCATCACAGCCTGTCCGATCGACTCCTTGAGTTCGCCCATTTGGATTCCAAGGTTTTTCATTTTGCCTTGGGTCGTGTTCGCTGCAGTGTCCGCTTGGCCTGCGAAGGTCTCGCTCATTGCTTGGAATACTTCGTCGGTGGTTGCTCCGCTTTTAATCAGATCGGCAAGTGCTGGATCTAATTTTTTAAGTGGGCCGAGATTCCCATTAAATGCCTTGCTCAACGCGTCGGAGACTGCCCCCAAATCTTTCCCAGTACCGGCAGAAACATCAAGTGCAAGGCTAAGAAGTTTTTGTGCTTTTGTTACATCACCAGTGCCTCGAACAAGTTTGTCAAGTGCGGGCCTAAGTTCGTCATCAGCAACTGCTGCTGCTTTGGAAGTTTCAGTGATGAAGTCCTCAACTGCTGCGACTTGAGCGTCTGTCGCTCCTGTGGTGTTTCGTAATGTGGTGGCGAGTTTTTGAGCTGCAGCATCATCTTCGGCAAACGCTTTGACAGCATCAAAAGCGACAGCGCCAAGAGCCGCAATAGCAAGCCCTGCGGGGACCGCTGCTTTCTTGATTGCAAACGCTGCTTTTTGCCCGTTGGTTTCAAGTTTTTTAAAATCGGCAATGGCTTTATCAATGCCCTTGGGATTCCATTCGGAAATGATTGGGAGGTTAATAGCCATCAGTTAAACTCTCTTTGTGCATCAACCATGAACTGGTCAATGATCGGCTTCAAAGCCCGTTCAGTTTCGGCGACCATCTGATCTATGTCTTTCCACATATAGCGCGACGGTTCGCCCTGAAGAGCTGACGCAAAATTAGGTCGGCGATACTTTGACTCTCGGCGCGACTTAGTGCCACCAGCACGACCAGCCATGTCCGTGATCGCCACAGGGGCACCCTTAGTGACCACACGAACCACTGCGATCTGTTCAGCGCCAGCAGTCGCCGAACCCTTGCGAGGCTTGCGAGTGTTCAACGAGATCTGCACTTTCTTGACGTTCTTCCACCCGGTGCGACCGTTGTGATTCATCCCGCTTAACGGTGGCGTCGTTGGGACTCGACTGTTGATCAAATCTACTAAAGGCTGAGCCGCGACTTTCGTATCCTTGAGCAGAGTGCGACGGATAGCAGGATTAATTTTCTGCATCTTTTTCAATGCGTCTTGCAGACCGTAAGTATCAAGTCTCACATCTGCAGCCATTAGGTTTTCTTTCTCTGCTCGTTGATGATCTGCACACAAGTTGCTAGATCGTCTGTCTCAAATGTTATTTGTGGAGGCCAGAATCCTGTCTCAACTAGCAGAGCTGCTAGCTGACGTCGGTGGCCTCCTGCGTAGGGACTGCGGATTCAGTCTCCACAACTTCTAGATCTTCTAACTTTTTCACAAACTCATCAAATGAGACTGGGACCGGGTGACCTTGTTGTTTGCTGGCTTCGTAAGCCATGAACGCTAGATCTTCCATCCCGATCCCATTGCTCAGATCTGATGCTCGTCGTTTGAATTTACGCTCC